TCAACAGCACCACTCATTTCAGTACCATCGTATGTGACAGAACCCAAGTTATCATACGACCAAGGCTCTGTTGAATCTTCAGTAGCGTGTTCACCATCAACACCAACATAATCGGAACTAGTCCAATCGGTTGATTCACCAAAGGTGAAGCTACCACTCACTTCAGCAACTTCATCTTCTGCTACAGAGATAGTTACCTCTTCACCAACACCACCAAGAAGCCGACGATATGTATCATCGTCTTCATTTACTTCGCCTACTTGAATACTCGGAACCTCATCAGAAGTTCCATTAGTATCTCCTGTGAAATACTCAAGGAAGCTAAAGTCACCTTGTGGATGATAGGTGATTTCACCTTCATACATTTCACGAAGTTTAACGTTTACGCGCTTCTCAAGCTTATTGCTAGCACCATATTCAGGAAGATACGTAATGCTTGTCGATTCTACTCCTTGATCAGCAGACCACGAAGTAACGATACCAAACCAGTTATACGCTGTGGTATCAGGAAGCTCTGTGGCATAATCTGTTTCTTCTGCGTACTCTACTGGTTGTGCACCCTTAATAGGGCTAAAATCACCGGGCATGAATAATCACTTTAATTAATTTTAACAGTTTCAAAAATCATATTAATTGACTTGTTGTACCGCAAATTCCCCTTATCTCCTGCATTTTCGGCTAGGGGAGTAAAGCCTTCAACCTGCCTATAAGTCCAATCTCCCGTGTAGTTATCACCGTTGGAATCAGATTCATCCCAATAGTCAACTACAGCATCTTCAACATCATCAATTAAACTTTCAGCAGGGCCTTCACTTTCAGCAAAAACTACAATTTTCACAGTAACTTCTCGCAATCGCACGTCTAAATCAACAGAAAGGTCAAAATCTTCACCTTCTGTTATATCAACTGCACCTCTCGGAAATTCATCTTCAGAAGATTCGGGTGGAGAGGAAGGCCAAACGTTAGGAACACCAACATCATCATCGGTAGACCAACCAGATACGTTATCACGCAAAAGCCTTACCAAACCAGCCTTTAATCGTTTATTAGAATTTTCTAAGTTCATACACTAAACTCTTCTAATAAATCTTGAATTGCTTGCTGAATGGCCGAAGAAAGGGAATTGGATTCGCCTCTAGCTACTCCTTCAGCATTATGAAGCACGCCAGAAGTAGGTAAATCGGCTTTTTCTGAACCAACCATACGAGAGTTAGGAAGCATTACAAACGGAGCGTGATCAGCTTCATTAAGAATCCAAACGACTTCATTTTCAACAGGGTAAATGTACCAAGAATTCTCATATTCACCAGTATCGTGTGGCGAAGTTTCTTCTAATTTGTCTTTAACATCTCGCGCTGTTTCCATCAATGCTTGGTTGGTCCTATTAGAAGCTTCTAAATTAACTTGAGATAGTCTACTTTCAATATCTCCGGGACTATCCCCGATTTGCTCAACCGTGAAATCAACCATAGCTATTCACCTATCAGTTGATATACGAAGAGGTAGGGTCCATCTCCCAGTTGATTCGTTTCTTTCCGACCAACAACCCAATCAGTATCTCCGGGTTCATATATAACTTTATCGCCTTGTTCAGCAATATCATCCGTTGAATAAATCATCGACTCGGTATCTTCATCAAACCCATAAGTCTCCAATTGCTCATCAGAAGGAGTTGTATATAATCTAACTTTATGAGTTGAAGAAGTTCCTTCAGTTTGGGCCGAAGAATGATAAATGGGATCGCTTGGATCTTCAAATTCACCATCACCCATTGAAACAACTTCTACTTCTTCACCAAATTGAGCGATTAGTTGATTGGCTCCATCTTCAACTATCATTTAGACATACACCCACTCTTGAGATAAGTCAACTGTGCGTTGAACACCGTCATGCTTGACAGTAACAGTTTCTTTTGGAATATCCGATGGCCGGGTCGTATTAACCAATTGAAGTGCGAGATTTGTCTTCTGAGCCAACTGTTGCTTGTACTGATCGGGATCAGTATACGCTTCCACTTCAGCATCTCGGAGACGAGTAAATGTCATCCAAGCATTAAATGAAAGCTCTGCTGTCCAAGCAATAACAGCACTATCAAAACTGTCTTGATATTCGGCTTGTTGTTTCTTTACTTCTTCAGGAATGTTATTATTTAAAAGAGGAATAACGAAACGTTCAGCCGTCTGTGTTATCGTTGAATCAGGAATCTTCGATGAATCTAGCCCCGCTAAAGAATCGCGTACTTCATCTATCAACTCTTGATCACTCAAAGATACTGTGAAATCTGCCATAATTACATATGAATATAAAAATAGTTAGCGGGGCTATTCTAAGATTGTCGTTATACTTTAGGCGACAATCTTAATGGTAGCTTCAGGCTCTTCAACGTGCCAATTTCTCATGGTCCACCATTGAATAATGTTAGCCTGACGCTCAGGGTCTTCGTACTCTTCAGTAGCAATATCCTGCTTCACTACCTCAACACCATACTCATCGGTGTCAACGAAGTACCCCTCGGGATCGTTATCGGGCATGAGGCCCGAATTCTCAACCATTACATCCATACCAGCGAAACGACCGATAGCGCCTTCACGAGTAACCTCGTCACCAAGGTCCGAAGCGCGCTGGAAGTTATCGCTGTTCAGAAGAACACGCTCGCCCTCCGTGTTCACAACGAACATATCGGGATCAAGCTGTTCATCCTTCATTACCTTCTTCGCGTAGTTAGCAAGTTCGAAGCCGAACGAATCAGCGTCCGAAACATCTGCCACGGCGACAGGAGACTCGGGGTGCTGATTGCCCGTATCACTTACAAAGTCATACGCGAGCTTGTTAATGTACTGGTTGAAACGACGAGCCGCCTTCTCGGTCTGTCGAGCAACAACATCGAAGACAGAGAACTGAGTCGCTTCCCACGTAACCTTCACCTCAAACCCGTGCTTCTCAACGGTGACAGTCTGCGTGTCAACGTCTTCTTCTGTTCGGGGGAATTCGCCACCCTCAGAAACACGGTCGGGGAAGGACATAACCGCTTCGTCCTGTGGAAGCTCCCACGTCTTCGTGGGATGGTCTTCCGGCATCTGAATCGTCTCGAACGCCATGTTCCAGACAAGCGGGTACTCCCGCTCCTCGTTAATAACACGACGAATCCGCTGTTCCGTTAGAACGTCCGTAGTCGTAATATTTACCATATTATATCACCTAAATTTACTTGAGGACCACGTAAAGATCCTCGGCAGAATCAGCAACCTTCACAACAGGGTGTGGACCATCTGCAACAGTCTCATACCCACCAGCACCATCAGCCTGTACAGTATCACCAACAGAAGCACCACCGGATACTGTTACGGCAATGCCAAGCCGATCAACATGAACAGCGTAGTAATTATCATCACCACGCTCATCAGTCAGTCGAATAGCGTCACTCTCATCAGCACTATCGAGAACAACACCAAGGATAGTATCACCGGCAGAGTAATCCGCGCCTTCCATCGGCTCAATATACCCGCTAGCATCAAAGGCTACCGGAGTACCACCATCAATAAAATCAGCCGAAGGATCAGCAGGGAGAGGAATGGTCTGTCCATCCTCAAATGCAAGATCGCCGGGATCTAAGTTCTGTTCAGCTAGCTCGTCGGGGTCAGCAGCAGCTACCATATTTAATCACCTAAAAATTTACGCGAATACTTCTTCGTCGCTACCGTTGCCACGCTTCCGAACCTCGCCAAGTCCGTTCTCTTCAATATCTTCCGAAAGTTCAGCCCATACACCGCCTCGTCGCTCAAACTGTTCAGCGGCAACGCGAGCCTTATCCGAAAGCTCTTCAGGCTCATCCTCGGGGTCTTCAGGATCATTAGGACTCTGGAAACCAGCGCCCGGATCTCCCGAATTAGGAGCAGGACCAGAAGTGTCAAGATCCTCGTACTTCTCCTGAAGCTCTTCAAACTCAAACTTCCCAAGGAAGTCTTCCTTATCAAGCACATCGTTGTGCTTGGAAAGCTCTTCGGCATACGTCTCAGCCACAGCGTCAATCTGTTCACTCATTTCTTCTACCTCAGACTCCTTCTCTTCAATCTCGGACTGAAGTTCCTCAACTTCAGACTCCTTCTCTTCTACCTCAGCCTGAAGCTCTTCAACTTCCGAGTCCTTCTGTTCAATATCCGATTCTACTGCAATTGTAAGCTCTTCAACGTCAGCATCAGCAACCTGTGCTTCAGCTTCAAGACGCTCAAGAACGTCGTCATCAATCTTAGACATAATTTATCACTTATGTTTATTTACTGCAAGAACGAAACTGTCACCCTCGCTAGACACTTAGAAGGGATCACTCAATTTCTCTAATTAAATATTTTATTTAGCGGACTTTCTCCGCTGTCTTCGTCTTCATCTATTCCGTCTCCATTGACTTTCTTCATCTCTTCATACATTCTTTCCATTTCTTGCTCTCGCATTACTTTGGAAAGAACATCCATGAAAGAGTATACATCAGTTTTTCTTTCAGGATTCATTAAGTCAACAACACGGAGGCATTGCGTTTTTGTAGCTTCAGAATATGAAGACAATTGAGAAGCAATTCTCATTTCTTCGCTAGAATAATTCGAAGCTTCTTCCATATGCTTAGATAACTCATCAGTATTAACATCCCAGTTATTAAGCGTAGAAAATTTGTGAGCTACTGTTTTTTCACCTTTCTGCCAACTGCCATCTACATCTTGATAGATATCAATTAAAGCAGCAGGATCATCTTCGGTTCCAGAAACAGTAACGTCTCCATCTATTTCAGAATCATAAGTTCCGCTTGTGGTTGTATCCACAATTTTACCATGAGCAGAGCCGTTATCCCAAGTCACATAGTCTCCTTTAGTGAAGTCATTTTGTGCCATTTCTTCAACCTCTACTGGTATAATATCTTCAAAAGCAGCCGTAATTGCTACGTTAGTATCTTCTCCTTCTTTATAGATTGAAACCATCGCTACATCTCGCTGTTCGTCAATGGCAACAACCTTTCCCATCAAGTCCGGCTTTATACGCCATTGAACCATATCGCCTTCCGATATACCCAATGTTTCTAACTCTTCAACATCATCTAAATCTTCATCATCGGGTTGACCCGGAAGATCATCAAACGGATTATATGCCCAATTTAGAAGGCTTATTGCCCATTCAGTAGGACAACCGTTAGCTCCATCAGAAGCGTCTCCATCAGGACTGTTTGGCTTCATTCTATTAATGAATGAAATAGTCCTGTTAGCATCTTCTATTTCATCTTCACCCCAATCGCTTTTATTAGTTTCAAGCAAGTTGAGGTTACGTTCAATGACTTCTGTTGGATCAAGAGAAGCTTCACGAGAACACGGATTCCCGCTCCATCTTCTCAACTCTGAAGCGGTCATATTTACAGTATCAGACCATTCGGAATATACTTCATCTAAGTCTTCTTGAAGCTCTTCAATAACAACAGACTCATACAGAGATTCTGCCGACATTTCAACTTCAACATCAGAATCAAACTCTTCATTAAGAAGTCGGCCAGCAATAGTAAAGGCAGACTCGTATGTACTTTCGGGAATATCAGCGGCTTGTCCACGTCCACTACGGACAGCTTCTAAAGCGCCCCGGTTGAGATTTCCGGTATTTGGATTCACAACAGGGAAATAACTTAGTGCTTGCCAAGTATCCGATTCCGAATCTCCAAGAAGAGTATGATTAGCTACTTCTTGCTTTTGGCTTTCAGTTAAGTCAGAAACAGTTTCAACATCATCATACCCAAGAGCATCAACCCAATCAGTTAAATCCTTACTAACATCACCCCAAGAAGACTCTTCAGTACCATCATACTCAGGATTCCGTGCCTCAGATTGGAGCAGCACCACGAGAAACAATAGCAAGGTTATCAAAACGCCGAATCTTATCCGGTTTCTTTAAACCGTTTTCAGTAACCTCGCCTTCAGTATGAATAATACGCGGGCTAACATCAAGCCAACCACGGCTGATCCTTTTTGCAATTAATTCCTCATCAACGACTCCTTGATAGACCACCCCTTGCTTTTCTTCCGAATAAGAAGCATCAGTAACCTTACCTACAACCGAATAAATATCACGGTTTTCGTGATTGGCTACAATTTGTTTCCCTTCAAGGGTTGAAGCGCCGTCTTGAAGAACATCTTCAGTCCAATACTTTCTTTCACCGGATTTACTACCTAATGTAATATCACCGGCTCCAATTGCT